AGTCCATTTCTGAACTTCGGATGTAAGGCGTGACATCAAACTGTTCTAAGTTGAAAAATTCGGCCAAGAACTTACCAACCTTCTTCTGAACAATGTGTTCGGGAACCGGCACTCTCTTCTTTTTCTTGGGTGGCACAACAGGTTGTTCCGGTTGTGGAGGTTGCTCTGGTGTTGGAGGAACTTGTGGCGCTGGAGGCATCTCAGGTGCAGCATTCGGTTTTTCTTCCGTTCCACCTTGGGGTGGCGGTTCAGGTGTTGGGGGTTCTGGCGCTGCTGGGGCAGCCGGTGGACCACCTTCTGGTGGGCCGGGTGGTTTCTCAGCCTTCGGTGGTTCGCCGGGCGCTTGGTCTGCTTGTGGTTCTGGAGGAGCACCAGCAGGTGACTCGGCTCCACCTTGTTCAATCTTGATGTTGACACCCGGCGTCAAGAAAAATTTCTTGTCGTTTTCGTCGCTGACGATGACCACCCAATCCTTATACCAAAACTCTACACTGACTTTTTTGACATTATCAATGGTATAGTCTGTTTTTGGTTGACCGTAACCACGGGAAGCGTTGGCAGTAATCTTCTTGCCCAACAGTCTTCCGTTCATCTTATCCAAGAGTTTTTTCTTAGCGACGGCTTCGGCTTTGTTCTTGGTATCTTCAAAGCCACGAAAATCTTTGGTGAAATCATATTCTCCGGGGTCTTCTGGTGCAGGAGCAGTATCCGCCGGTGGTGTAATCGGGGGCTCTTCTGGTGTCGGCCCAGCGGCTGGTTTCTCGGCGGCTGGAACGGGTGCAGGAACCTGCGGTTGTGGCGCCTGTTCGGTTACATCTAACAATTCTATCAACTTAATTCGACTCATATTACATCTTTTCCTCTTCGGTGATGCTCTTGACTACTGTTCCATATTTCTTGGCAGCAGCAATACCTCTCGGACTTCCCTCTTTGTTCTTCTTACTGAAAGCAAACGGAGTAGAGTAACCGGCTACTGCTCCTGTGCCTGTCATTTCGTCAACAGATGACAAAGCAGCATCTTCAATTCTTTGAATGTCTCCATCTGACAAACCTATCTTCTGCTTCAAGAAGTTTCTAGCCTCTTCTTTATTCATACCACCCATAACACCAACCATCGCATCAGGTGCTCGGAGAGTTTGTATAGCGATTTTCATTTGATGCTTGTCAGGAACACTGAGGTTTCTAGCCTCTTTTATCGTAGATGATTCAAAAGGAATCAAATCCGACAACACGGCCAAACCACCAATCAATCTCCAATTACCGGCGTCTCTGATAGACCAAACCATCAGGTTTTTTCCAACGTTGGTTTGAACTAACCATACGTGTCCCCTTTTAGTCGAAAACCCCGGAGGAGCAGCAACCAATTTCTCCATGCCCGGAACAGGCAATTTACCCCCAGCCAATTTCTTGGCAAATTCACCACCAACCTGATAAACCCCAGAATCAATTTCTTTCCAAGGTTTGGTTTCTTCCGCTGCTTCGACATTGACGGCCTTCATTGTGCCTGCATCCAGTTCCGCTCGTGTGGTCATAGATTCATTTTTTGGATGATATATGTGATTTTTACAGTTCGGATTAGAACAAACGTATGCAGCTTTTCCGATTCCTAAAGAAACCGAATTTGCTCCCTCTCCACATTCGCCACACCAAACACCGTGTCTGTCTTCATGAAAATCTTTTTCGTTAACGGGAACAATTCCGTGGGCTTGTGCCACCGTCGTAGGGTAAAATCCCTCAGATAAAGCAATTTTAGCAATTTGCTTAACTAAAGATTTAAGTTGTGCCTGTTTCATTTGGTTTGATAGCCTCCACTTTGGCCTTAATTTCTTTCAGCAATTCATACGAAAGAAGCAAAACGACCACTTGGTTGTCTTTGATAACTTTGCCGGACGGCTTTATTCTATCCAACTGTTTCACAACTTCGTTGATTTTAATTTTGACCACGCCACTATCGTTAATCTGTTTTGAGAAACTGTTCAATTGGGTCTTGATATCATCAACACGTTCGTTAATGAACTTACCAATTGAATTTGTATTGGAAATGTTGTTGATGTATTCCCTCAACACCGTTTTTTGGTTTTCGTCAAGGTTTCTATACTTTTTGTTCAGACCTTCGACCAACATCTTGTAAGCCAACAGTCTGATATCCTCATTCTGTTTAGCATAGAAACTCAGCAAATCTTCCGAGTCTTTACTTTGAGGTTTGTCGCTGATATGTTCAACAAGGCAGGTTTTCGCTTGATAAACTTCTTTGATGTCGAATTTCAAATCCTTGGATGAGGCATCTTCGAAGAGTTTGAATATAGAGGCCAATGTCCTGTAGTTCTTGATTGTCGCTTTTAAGAGGTCATCAATCGGATATAACTCCTTGATTTCCTTGATTAGTTCATATTTTTCCCTAGCAAGTTTTGAATTGCTAAGTTTCTTTCGTTGTTCAACTATAACAGATAGAAATCGTTCGGCATGAGAAATATCCTTGACTTTTTCGTTCAAAAGAAAGTGATAAAGTTTCCATTCTTTTCCCAATTCGGTGTTCTCTTTGAAGTAATTGAAGAGCAGAGATTTAGCGGGTGAGTCGTCTCTACCGGCAATAATGTCGGCAGTGATTTGACGAGTCAACAGTTCAAACAAGATGCCTGTATTTCTAAACTTGGAATGGCGCATTTTTTTTGGCATATATTCAACTCTTCTTACTTAATATAAATATGTTGTAACCAGTTGAAACCCTATAATTTCATTATTGCTCAAGGATGTTGGCTTCATCTAGTAAAGATTTACTTCCACTAGCTAATGCCTCCTTGATTAACTCCTTTTTTTCGGGTTTGGTTTTGTCCAAATAGGTCTTCAAACTCTTGAGAACTCCACCCATATCATTTTTTCGTTTAAGAGATTCCAAACTCAACGGAGAATCATTTTGCCATTTGTGGGTCAACGCTCTTCCGGGCCGAGTTTTGGCATCGTTTTCCTTATCCCCCCGTGGGTCTTCACCAAAACGATAATCACGGCGAGCCACCTTGTTGCCAGCCTGCGAAGGTCTAACATAATCCTCGGCGTGTTCACCATGTTTTTCATTAACTGATTTTTGAACACCTTGTTTTACTTCAAATCCACATCCCGGAGTAGCACATACTAAAGTAGTTACATCTTCCCCTTTATATCGAAGTAGTCCCTCTCCACATTTAGGACACTCATCTCTATAATTCCAAACATCCTCAACCGTTTCTTTCAACGAAGGCAATGGCGGAAGCTCCGAACCACCGACGCCAAGGCCGCCGGACGATTCGCCCGGTCCGCCGAGAATGTCTTCGGGGCCACCGACGGCGGGAGGGCCGGAACCGCCGCCACCAGCGCCGGCGTTCGGGTTGATTTTCTTGAACGGTTTGGCTGGGTCATTACCTTCTTCTTCGATAGATGTGAATCTCCACAGCTGCTTGGAGTCTTCAACAATCTGGTCAAGCAATTCGTTGGAATCGTCTTCGGAAAGGTTGAACACATTCTTGTAAATCCAAGGTTTGGAGAAAATCTTGTTCTCCATCATGTTCTTGGCCAGTTCGGTCTTGTCACTCCAAATTTCAATCTTTTCCTTCTCAAAAATGGTTGATGGATTGGTCAACTCAATTTTGAAATTGGTCAAACTTTCATCACGATAACCTTGGGAATAAAGATGAACAATAGCTACACTTTCCAAGGCAGAAACAATGACTTTCTGAATTCTCTGTATGGTCTTGGCAAAACGGACATCTTCGGAAGCAAGAGTAGCCTTGCCTGAAAGTTCCTCTTCATAACCCAAGAACGCTTTTGGAATCTTCAAAGCGGCCATGAGTTTGTTTCGGATATATTCAATGTCGTCAATGCCTGTAAATTCCATGCCGCTCAAAGTATCAATGGAAGTTCCACTGTCACTACCACGGACGGGCAGATAGAAATCCTCAACCATGCTTTGAAGGTTAAACCTCAAGTTGTAATCACCTGTCTGTGGGTCTATGTATGGAACTTTTTTCATCTTGGAAATAGCTTTTTCCATGAAACTATCTACATCTTGAGGCGGAATATTACCTACATCCAACTTGAAAATACGGCGTTCAGGAGCACGCATGATACGGTGAATCAACATAGCGTCTTCCATAAGCGACAACTGTTTCCAAACACGCCGGGCGCCTTCAATCATGGACTTACCATACGGAAGGAAATTGGAATCGGAAAGCAGACGGAAGTGAGTACACTCAAATTGTTCCAAGGTTTCTACCTGAGATGTATCGGTAGGTCGGATTTGGAACTTGACATAGTTCTTGTTGAGTGGGTCGGTATTCTCAAGTCGTTCAACATTGTAAGCTGAAATAGGTTCAATCTGATAAACTCCATACTCAGGAGAGATATACAACCTCATGTAGAAATCTCCGTATTTACAAGTGTTACGGGTCCACGACCACAGGTTGTGTTCAACATTCAGAATATCATAGTAAAGATTGTGGAGAATTCCTTTGATGTTGTCATCTTCAGCATGAACCACCAATATTTTGCCCAATTCATTGATGGACAAACATTCATCGGCATAAATGTCCAAGGCCGAAGCAATAATCGGGTCCATGTCCATTGTATCATAGTCACGGAACAGGTCGATTCTGGCAGCTTGGTAGGCTAGAGAGAAATCTCTTGTGTAAGCGTTATAGGATGTAGAGCGAACACGGTTGAAACGGTCACGAAGACTGTTTCTGTCCGTAGCATACATTAAATCGCTAGTGTCTTTGACACGAAGCTTTTTACCACCAACATTACGAACGATAACGCCGGAAGCAAATAGCTTCTTCAACCGGGCAAACAACGAACGTTGCTTGACATCGGTTTCGTCAATATTGGCTGCTGATAATTCTGGTCTTAATGGGCTGTTTGCCATAGGTTTCCTTATTACTGTTTATGTGTATGTGTTTGTCTATTAGACTTTGAACCAAATATAAATATCCTTCATATTATCGTAACAACCACGTTAATGACTCAACCTCTCCGGGTTTGCCTCCAACTTTCATTTCCCATGCTGATTTTCCAGTTGAGAGTGCCTTGGCTGTGTAAATAGGAACATTAGCAACAGGCTGTGGTATAGAAATTTTGTCAAGTAACGCTCTTGTCAACAAAACCCCCTCTTGTTTTAACCTTAAAGCCATGTCTCTAGTCCACAAACCAAATCCCAACGCCATCACCAAATCATCGTTGTAGTTTTCAGCCGCCTGTGGTTTTCCACCATCCCAAATGAAAGTCTTGAACTCGTTGATGGTTCTAATTGAACGAATGTTGATTGACCTTTCTTGAAAGTAAGCGTGTATTTTTGATACAATTAGAGGGCGGGTAGCAATAGAAGTTTCACAGCCGGGCAGAAGTTTTTTGTCGGCGGAGTAGTATTTGTTCGTAAACTGCCGGTGGATATCAACAATCTTTAAGTCGTTGGAACTGTAGAATGTGTTCTTGTATTGCCGGTTGATGATTTGTTGGAGGGTTGCGTAACCCAAACCTCCTGTTCTTTCCACCACTAATAAGGCATCGTTGTATTCGGTAGCCAACGCTACCAACGCATCTCCGTAATCAGAAGGTATCAGTTGGTCTTGAAATTCTGCTACCTGTTCCAAACTCTCCAAATCCAATACATGAGCAGCGGAATAATCTGAAGCATCGCCACGGGCCGTATCTGCACACACAATGTAATCTCTGTCGGGCTTAGCCGCTTCAAATATCCAAAGAGCTTGACCCCTTCTCATTTCGATGGGGTCTCTTACGCCGAAATCGGGCTTGCCCATGATAGTTCGTTCTTCATACTCTTTCAGAATAGTGAGGTCAATAACATTAGCTCCTGATGTCAAGAAGTCACAATCACACTCCTGACTGGCTCCCCTAACACCCAATTGTTTCGTTTGTTCATCTCTCCATCTTTGGTCACGCTCAGGATGAAGCATCCAAGGCAGCCTCAATGTATGGAAATCGTTTTTCTTTCTTTCTGCCTCAACCCACATTCTATGAAACCAATTACCTACACCGTTGGGAGTTGAAAGAATAATGGCACGACCACCTGTTGACAATGTGCTGTAAGCCGACCGCCAGATTTCTTCCGCTTCAGGAACGAAAGCTGCTTCATCAATTACCAACAAACTCAAGGCTTTTGAACGACCCGCATCCGTAGCCGAAGAAGTCGCTTGAATAGACGAACCATTCTTGAGTCGTAAAGAAAGTCGGTTGTCTTCTATAGCATTGACTTTTAACCACGAAGGAAGGTGGTCGTTCGCAAATCTAACTTTTGTAATAATTTCTTTAGCAATTTCTTGTTTTGTAGAAATAATCAAAATGCTCTTATCGTTTTGGAAAACCATCAACCACAGAGCATAAGCCGATACTAAAGTAGTAATACCCAACTGACGGGATTTCAATATCAACAGATAGCGGTTATCGTGGAATTTATCCAAGGTATCTTCTTGGAATGGATACAAATCAAAGGGAATGGTGCCACGGTGGGGGTGCTGAATCTTGACATACTCCCGCATGAAGTAAATCGGGTCTTCCATGCACCTGCGGGTTTTTTCCCGGATGACATCTCTGAGGGTGGTTTGAGGTTGAGCCATATGTTAAACCGATACAGGCGTTTTCAGTTTAGATACTTCTTCCTCTACCCGTTTGATTTCCACTTCCGACTTAATCAAATCTTCCTGAGCGTCTTTGAGAATGGGCTCTATATCCTGACCCGACCATGAAACAATGTTTCCGTTGGAACACACCATTTCAATTTTCGGTTCTCCCTTTTTCAGATAGTCAATGGTTTCTATGACATTTTTTCGAAATTCTCGCAACATAGACAGGCGGTTTTTGAGAATCTTAGTTTCCTCATATTTCTCGTATGTTCCGTCAATTTTCATAGCCGTTTCTTCGAGAGTGAGGCATTTCCAGCACTTTCCCGTTTTTAAGTGGAGTTTTTTGTCAATTCTATCTCCGAACAAGTTAATGTCCATTTGGCATACAGAGCACCTTGGTCTGACTAACTCACGAATGGAATCCATTTGCTTGTTAACGGAAATGATGCCATTCTTGGTTTTTTTCCATGTTCCTTTTGAATCGGTCCATTCGTCACCAATTTTCCTTCTCTTGCGTTTGGGCTCGTAACCAACTTGAACAAATGGGTTTTCATTATTTACCACTGCTTTGATGTCGCTTATTTTCCAACGTCGTTTTGCCATAACTTTATCCTTTGAAATTAAATAGTTTACCAAAAGTCCTAAGTATATTTATACTTTAAGCATAAGAAGCGCTTCCCAGTTCGGTTGTTTTAGTTCCTCCTGAGTAATACACTTTTCTTCCGGCATCTCCATACGCCACAGATAGAGACCGTCTCAATATTGTATCCGATGTATTCAATCGGTTAACATTGTTGTTGAGTAGGAAATTAACATGCTCATTGTCACTGTTGACATCAATTATCGGAGTAAATGCCAATTCTCCACTGTAGCCTGCATCACCACGAACTGCTATTAACCGACTTTGAGTAACTGCGGGAGCTCCCGGCCGTTTTTGAATGTTTGGAATATACACACTTCCCAAATCCAATATTAGAACACCGGTTTGAATGTCAATGCTTTTTGAAACAAACAAACTACCAGAAATGAAAAAGTCGTCTGTGCCGGGAATGATTCCCCCGCCGCCACCAGCGGGAATATATGGGATAAGAGAACTTCCAGAAGCGTCAAAACTTCTTAAAATCTTCAATTCGGAATAGACGAGATTGTGATTGATGTCAAACAATTCCGATTTGATTTCAAAACTCTCGTTAGACACCGAAACCCCCCACGGAATTCTTGTTGTAAATACGTCTGGAGAAAATCCAGAATCTCCATATACACGGAAGGAAATACTTTTCAGATATGCTTGACAACGGTATGGAACTATCGTCATCGTTCCGTAAAGGTCGTTTTGTGGGGTAAAGAAGTAGATTTGTTTATCTACTATCATATTTTGTCCGTATTGGTTTGCTGAAATGGTTGCCAAACGAATGCCATATTTATCGGTAAATGCTAGTTCCTTTCTAGCATCAGGTATGGAACTGGTAAAGTAGAATTCAAGACCCGCATTGGTCACAAGTTCATCCTTGAGAATTTCACCATCCACTTCTAGGATGTATTGAACATTGGCTTTCAGTGCCATGAAATTTGAGTCATAACTTGAACCGGAAGTCGTTAAGAACGAAGATGAATCATATGGAATATACACCGCACTACGACTAATAGGAACGGAATCGTTTTTAACCATCAACAAAGCCTCGCCTATCAAGTCGTTGTAATTGGAAGAGGAAACGAATACCGAATTGATATACTTGTGAGGGGTATGAACAAGACTCATGCTATTAGAACTGGTGAACCAATATCTAGCAATGTGTTGTGAGTTGTAGAATGTTCCCAACCGTTCATAATACTTGTTGAGAGTGAGGTTATCGTTCAACATTTCGTTAATGAACAACGGCTCATCCGCCACAATTTGAAAATCTCCATTCGATACCAAACTTTTCTTGTAAATTTTGTGGCGGGCCAAATACCCCGAGAAGGTTCGAATGTTCCGATATGTTACATCCGCATAAGATTGTTGAACTATTACAATGTCTCCGCCAATTTGAGTGGTCAGATAACTAGCCGTCGCAGTGTTGTAAGTCACAAACGGGTAGCTGAAAGAAAACGATGAACTTACAATATTGGTAATAACATTGTTACTCTTTTCGTCGGTGTAGTAATAGGGGTCGGCTATGAGAAGTGTTTTGTTATCAAGAACATCTGAAATCAAGAATGATGCAGACTGTATCTTGGGTTGGATTTCTGTTGTGGAAAACGGAGCTTGAATTTTTTGAATAACCAAATCCAAAGTTGACCCAATCATTTGTGTGTTACAAGCATCAACTTCTGGGGTTGATGAAATGATTACTGGATTGTCAACAATAAGACGATAATCAACATCAAGATTTCTCAGATTTGTCCCCGGCAAGTTTGTGTCTTTCGGAGGCGTGACCGCTAACCCATGAAGGCTCCCCACAAAGTTTTTTGACGCAATCAAGTTTTGAGACAGGTCGGTGCTCAACACAGGAACCAAAACGGATTGAACTTCCAATTGTGGGCGTTGGTAGAACCTAACTTTTGATACATTGTTGAGGGTCTTATCTACCGTGATGTTTCTTGTCCATTTTACACTACGACCATCTATCAAAATTCCGTAAATAATGAGTTTTCCTATCCCATCTGCTGTATCATTGTAAACATGAATGGCTAAAATGAAGGAGGTCGATTCCTTGTAGGCGTAAACTTGAGCCGCTACATTGCTCGTTCTTGCCATTTCTATGTAAAGATTTCTTCCTGCCGAGTCGAGACACTCAACAAGGATTTCTGAGCCCGGTCTGAGGAAATTTGACCCGTTTATAGAAACACTGTTTTTTCCAGCGGTAAATTTGGGATTGAATTCCGAAATGACGAAGTATTTGGACAAATAATCTGTATCGATGATATCTGCAGGCTTGAGAGCAAGACCATATGATACACCTGTATTTCCAAAGCTATCCAATAAATTTAGGGACATACGCCCTATAAATATAAGAACTGCTAGGAATTGACCTTGGAAAACCCACCATCTTTCGTTATTTCAATGTGTTTGTCCACCATGTCCCGGAGAGCATCCAGATGAGAAACAACAAGAACAAAGTCAAAGTTGGACTTCAAATAAGAGAACAAAGATGACATAGCAGAGAGATTCTCAGCATCTAATACGCCAAACCCCTCGTCAATGGCTAGGAAGTTAGGTCTCGGCAAGTTGGATATGCTAATAAGAGCTACCCGAATGGCAATGGATAGAGCGAATCGTTCAAACCCACTCGTCAAACTCATGAGCCATTTTCTGTCATCGTAAACGATGTAAGGTATGATGTTCTTACCATCCGTTTCAAACTTAGCTGTGAATTCGGCTATCTGAGAGAGAATGCTGTTGACTTCTCGTTCTACCTCTGGAACTGTTGTGGTTATGACATTAAACGGAATGCCATCACGACATACCGCTTGGATGTAAACCTCATAGACCTTGTATTCATTTTCCAGTTCCTTGGCTTCTCGTATCTTCTTGTTGATGGTTTCAATCTGATTCTTCGCCACCGACATTTTTCCATTCAAATCAACCAAGGATTTGTTTTTGGAACTGTATGTGTATTCCACCTTGGACAAGTCGTGTTTTAGAACATCAATTTGAAGATTGATTTTCTTGTTAGTATAAATGGCTTCGACATTCTTATTGAAAAGGTCTATGTTCTTATCACACTCCTTGATTTCCGTTTCCAAATCCAACAAGGTTTTCTGAATGACCGAAATCCTCTCAGCGGTTCTAAATTGTAAAGTTTTGCTAGCATTCAGTTTTGCCAACGATGTTTGATGAACGGCCACT